TAACTGAGCCGTGCGGCTTAGTGAACCAACATCTCGGCCAACTTTGCGTATGGCACTAGAGAGGTAGTTTTGACCTCTAAAGACTAATATGACTTCTCTAGCTGAAACAGCCATTATTTCTTCTTTTTCATCTCTTCTTCGTTGAAGTCGTCTATATGTTCAAGTATCTTAAGTAGCCTTTTGACGTGCATTTCCTCTTGTTGCAATAAACCACCTGCGTTGGGTAGAACGTGTAACCTCTCGCATAGCATAGCTATGTCAATCCATTCTCTAGCTTCTGCTGCGACCCACGGTTCTACCCAACGCGGTTCATTTAATGAAGTACCATCACTATTATTACGTCTTACCCAACCGTCAGCTACTCTGAGTCCGAATCCGAAGATGATGTGTTTTGCCGTCTGAGAAAATCCTCAAGAGACTCATCACCTTCTTCATTGTTGATCTTATCAATCAGACGCTCAATTTCACTACCAACGCGAGGATCAAGCATCTTAATAGCCATCTGAGTGTTTCTCTGGAAGTCAATTAACGTACCATCTGCGTTTTGAAGGTTATGCTCTCCAATGCAGTATTGAAAGTCGTGGGCTGCTGCCCATTCATCTTCCGTACCCAACTCAAAGATTTGATCCTGGTCTTGCGCCTGCTTGGGAGTATTACCTCCCTTAGAGCGCATCATCATCTTAGTAGCCTTACTCCGCCGAGCGAGCTTTATGCCGTATGGGAGGGGTCGTAGCATAACGTACCCATCCGGCGGAGCAGAGGCTAAATCGAATCTATCATAACTCTCAGGATCAACTGTTACCTTAGGCATTTCTCTCTCCTTATTTGTTACTTAACTGCTAAGTAATGTTGACAGGTGATTTGCACTCAATCTTGTAAGGCACTCCACCTGCGATACCGATACCACGACCTGTGACATTAGCCATAATGAGATCGCCCATACCACTAAGGCCAACAGCATACGAATCATAATTGCTACGATAAGTAGTAATCCGCACAGCTTCATCGGCAGTTAAGAACGTGGTAGCTAATCCACCAGGACGTAGAGATTCAAGCTTAAGCGCACGGAGCGTATTAAGCTTCATATTGTCATACTCGGTCTTATCTACGAAGTCAAGCTCAGTTTCATACGTGACTTCTGTCTCACCATAAGAGATATAAGTAGCAGAGCGATCAGGGACTATGCGGTTCTGAGGAGTACCATTATGGTTAGCACGGAAGGTGTAACCATTGAATGTATTATCTCTACCACCACCGAAAGCAGGTGCAGTTCCAGCAGCATCAACATAGATGCTATGTGCATCTGCACCGAATAGCTCAGGATCAATCCAAGATGGGCTAGCAGCACCAGCAGCGTCATTCTCCGCTAATCCTAACATACTAGCCGTACATCTAAGAACACCAGTGTCAATAGTAAATTCCCAGTTACTTACAACACAACCGTTATAGAGGAATCCCTGAGAGTTACGCTCAACAAGGATACTAACTCCCCTAGCACTACCGCCTGGGTATGTAGAGCCAACATTCGTCGGCACAGCAGCATAGACGTATGGGCCTGTTCCCGTCTTAGTAACAGTATGACGAGAAGCGTAGAGAAGATAAGGCAGATAGTTAGCATCTACCTCAAAGACAATATCACCCTCAACATGGTAGTAAGCCTGCTTAACATCGCTTACAGTAGCAGACTGACGAATCTGCGGAGAGTAATACTTGGCTTCATTGTAAGCAAGCGTCTCAGAGATAATAGGCATCCAAACGCCAACACCCGAAGCAGTAGGATCAACTGCCGTACCGTAGGTCGTCTCTAAGCCTATCCAAAGAGCACCATTACCGGCAATATCAGCATTAGGCACCGTCGTCACCATCCAAACCTAAATCCTGCGCTGAAAGTGTAGGTTCAGTAGCAGGCTCAGTTGCAGTTGTAGTAGCTTCAACAGGTGCAGGTGCAAAGAGTGAAAGAATGTTTTTCACTTCCTGAGGATCAAGTTCACTAGAACCACTCAACTTAACATTTGTATCATCTGCAAAAGCGTCCTCTAGTGTAATCCCGCGCTGTGCGAGGAAGTTACGCTCCATATCCTCGTCAACTTCGAGAGTACCACCGTTTTCGACCTGGCCTAATCCGGCTATGCCGAATAGTTTACCCGCGTCGAAGTGAGGATGCTCATATGAAACAGTATACATGAGCGTTAGAACCTCGCTTCCGATGTACCACGATAACCTAGTTTAGTGCTAACTATAGAAGCACTCTTAGCCGTTCTTGGAGGCATAGCCCCAGGTACTTCATTTTCTACCCATCCCGCAATTAACCGTCCGTCGAGACTTAAATCTGGCGACTCTAGGAAATTGACTAACCTAGTCGCGAGCTGCATATCTGCTAAACTGCGCGTCACGTAGTTTTGCGTCATATCTCCATGCATTATGTACAGGTCTGCACGGACAGTTATAAGGAATGTGTGAGTACCATGTACTTCCTTCGAGAAAGGAGCAGAGAAAACTTGCACAGCCGGGTACTCTGGAATAAGCTGCTCATCATACTTAGCAACATACCCGAACGGTAGGTCGCTATCGG